TCGTCGTGCCCGGGACGGCCGACGCGGCAGCCTCAGCCTACGAGCGGGCGACGAAGCGCGTCCGCACCTATGACGACAAGGCGATCCGTCCGACCGACCGCGAGGACAAGGGGCTCTGATGGCGGCATACACCGACCCGGCCAGGATCGCGGCGCATCTCGGCACAACGTTCTCCGCCGAGCAGGCAGCTCAAGCGGCCGTCGTCGCCGACGCTGTCACGGCGTGGATCGACCAGCGGACCGGGCGATCCTGGCAGGGCGGGGGAGCGATCGCCGACGAGCTCCATCTGATCGTGACCGACCGCGTGTATCTGAACGCAGCGCCCGTCTCCGCGGTCTCGTCGGTCGCCGTCCATCCGGGCACGACGCACGCCTCCTGGACGCCGCTCGGGCCCGACGACGCGCTGCTCTTTGACCCGATTCGCGGCGTGGTGCTGCTGCCGATCGGCTACGGCGGGTACTACGCGCAGGTCTCGTATACCAGCGTCGGCGACGGCCCGCCGGCCGACATCGAGACCGCTGCCGACGTCCTGGCGGCCGACCTGATGCAGACGGCGCTGAACCCGGAGTCGGCTGGTGCCGAGTCGGTCAGCGTCGGCCAGAACGACATCAGCGTCAAGTACGCGGGCGCTTCAGGCTCCATGAGCGCGAGCGTCAAGGCCGCCGTGATGGCCGTCGACATGCACCGCCTGCCGGTGATCTCCTGATGCCGCCATCGCTCGTCGGCATCCGTGCGCGCCGCCAGGCGTTCATGGTCGGCCGCTGCGCGATCTCGCGCTACTCCGAGGTCTCGACCAGCGACGGTATCGAGCACACCTGGGCCGAGATCGCCTCTGACGTCCCGTGCGAAATCTGGCCGAGCGGCATCGCCTCGGCCGAGGGGGTCGGCGCCGGCGCCGCCATGCGCGCCCTCTCAAGCTGGACAGTGGCGCTGCCGTACGGCCAGGACGTCACCGTCAGAGACCGCATCGTCTCGTCGGACGGACGGACGTTCGAGGTGCAGCGCGCCGATATCAGGACGTACGAGGCGTCGCGGGACTGTATCTGCGAGCTGGTGAGCTGACGTGGACCTGCTGACGGTCGTCCTGGTCGTCGTGATTCTGCTGCTGGTCTTCGGCGGCACGGCCTGGCCGCGCCCGGCCGAGGGCGTGGCCGGGCTCAACCTCGTGCTCTACGTCCTGGCGGCGATCGTCCTCATCGTCGTCGTCGTCCGCCTGGTGGGGGCGATCTGACGTGGCCGGGCAGACGAGTGTCACTATCCGGGTGGTGTCGAACCGCATCCCGCAGCTACCGGCCGCGTTGAAGGCGCAGGTCGTCGAGCAGGTCAAGAAGTCCACGCTCGACGTCCAGGCCAGAGCGCAGCAGGTCGTCCCGGTCCGCACGGGGACGCTCCGTCGCTCCATTCATTCGATCTTCGAGCAGGGCGGCCTGCGGGGTATCTGCGGGCCGTCGGTCGCGTACGGCGCGCCGGTCGAATTCGGGACGCGCCACATGGGCGCCAGACCGTACATGCGGCCGGCGGCGGAGATCGTCCTGCCGCGCTTCGCCGACGAGCTTAAGCGCATCCTGGGCGGGCTGAAGTAGATGGCCGGCGTCGAGGCGCAGAGGGTCGCTGCGTTCGTGTTCGACGCGTTGGCGGCCGACACCGGGCCTGGCGGCGTCGCGACGCTGCTCTCCGGGCGGATCTACCGCGATCGGGTGCCGGCCGCCGCAAGCTTGCCGGCCGCGACCGTCGGCGTCGTCTCGTCGACCGACTTCGGGACGATCGGCGCTGTCCGCACGCTCGACATGGTGCTCGTCGACGTCCGCGTCGTCGCGGCTGGCTCGTCGTACGGGCCGATCAACCCGGCCGCGGACCGCGTCGACGCCGTACTCCAGAACCGTCGAGGGACCAGCGGCGGCGTCCAGATCGTCGAGCTCCGCCGCGATCAGACGCAGCTCTTTATCGAGGACGAGGCCGGCGCCCAGTTCGCGCACTGCATCCAGACGTTCAGAACCGAGTGCTACACGCTATGACGTCACTGAGCGCGCTCCCGCCAGTTCGTAGCCCATTCGCGCTTGAGGTGGCAACGCTGGCACAGGCTCACGAGATTCGTCAAAACGTTGGCCTCACGGTGCCGCTCGATGCCGAAGCTTCGGAACGGGATCAGGTGGTGCACGTCGAGCGCGCGCCTCAGCGCGTCGGGCGTGATCCCGCAATCCACACAACGGCCGTCGCGGGCGCGGGCCAGCCGCCGTGCGCGGCGCCAGGAGGCGCCGTACGAGCCGGGGCGCCCTCCGCGCCACGCCCAGGCCGCATCGCCCGCACGCGCGTCACCGGCACAGGCCGTCGAGCAGTAGGTTCGGGGACGGCTCGCCCACTCGATCATCACCGTGCCGCACCCCGCGCAGGTGACGGTGGTCCGCTTCGACGGATCTCCCCAATCGGCACCCTGATCGCGGCATCCCCAAGAACAGAACCGCTTGGGCTGGGAGCGACGATACGTCATCGGCGCTCCGCAGGTCTTGCATGGCGCCGTGATCCATGCGCCGTCCGCTCGCGCAGCCATGTAGCAGTCGCGAGAGCAGTACGCCGTGACCCCGCGATTGGCCTTGGACGACTTGAGCGAGACGGAGGCTCCGCACTGGTCGCAGACGACGGCGACGTGAACGCGGCGGGCCGCGTTGGCGCAGTCCTTCGAGCAGAACTTCGCTCGTCCGCGCTTGACTTGCGCAGGGACCACGGCGAAGACGGCGCCGCACTGGCGGCAGGTACACTCAACACGCATCAGGGTCAACTCCTGGTGTCAGACCCCCGGCTGTTAGCGCAGCGCGGGGGTCACTTCGTGTCTGAATTTTACCAGAGGAGAGCACCATGCCAGTAGGCGACAGACCCCTGGTCCAGGAAATTGTGGAGCTGGGAGTTGAAACAATTGTGGGAACGGCCGTGCCGTCGACGATCAAGCTCGCTGGGCTTCAGGTCGATCTCGGGACAAGCATCGAGTTCGACCGCATCGCCCCAATGGGCTCGCTCTGGGACACCATCGCGGCGCCGCGCCAGGAGTACGGTGTCGGATCGATCGCCGGCTTCCCGACGTACCCCGAGATGGCGTACGTCTTCTCGAACGTCTTCGGCGCGGCCACCGTGACCACGCCCTCTGGCGCGACGCTCGCACGGCTCCATTCGTGGGCGCCGTCATCGTCTGTCCCGTGGACGCCGCGCACCTGGACCATCCGTCGGGGCATGGTCGGCAACACGGCCGAGTCCGCGACGTACGGTTTGATGTCCGGCGTTGGCATGTCGTTCAGCAGAACGGCCCCGCCGGAGATCAGCGGCGACCTGTTCGCGCGGGCGCTCGATTACACCGGGACCGTGGGCGCTACCGGCCTGACCTCGCTCGCTGTCGTCCCGATCCTGCCGGGCGACGTCTGCGTCTACCTGGACCCGACGGCCGCCGCGATCGGCACGACCCAGCTTTTGAGAGACTTCGCGGCGTCGTTCGACATCAGCGGCCTGTTCGGCCCGTTCTGGCCGCTCGACTGCACCACGTCGTCGTTCGGCGGACACGTCCCGCTCAAGTCCGACGCGGGAGCGACGCTCCAGCTCGGCAACGACACGGCGGGGCGGGCGCTCATCGCGAACATGCGCGCCGGGTCGACCGTCTACGTCCGGATCGAGTGCACCGGGCCGATCATCGAGGCGGCGATCCGTCATCGGCTCCGGATCGACATGGCTCTGAAGGTGGTATCCGCGCCGACGCGCGGCGACTCGGACGGATTGTCCACGCTCGAATGGGGCTTCGGCCTGGTCGACGACGCCTCGTTCGGCGGCGCGATCAAGGTCGCCCTGACCACGAACGTCGTGGCTCTCTGACGAGCCTGACATCTCATGCTGGAGGGCGTATGCCCAAGCTTCGCAACATGCTCGGCGACACTGGCACGATCGAGATCGAGTGCCCCGGCGACGAGCCGCTGGTCGTCGAGTACCGCCGTGGCGCCGTGACGCCACGGTTACAGGGCAAGCTCGCCGAGATCCAGCGGGTGATTGCGGCAGCAGGCGAGGACGCCGTGCCGTCGGCTGACGCGCTGCTGACGCTCTGCGAGCTGTACGCCCAGACGATCGTCGCGTGGAACCTGACCGACGACGACGGCGAGACGATCCCGACCGACGCCGACCACCTGGCCGACGTCGACTTCGGGACGCTCAACCTCGTCATGCAGGAGATCGGGAGGCAGGCCAGACCCGACCCTTTGAGCGTAAACGGCTCCAGCAATGGCTCGTCAGTGGGGGCAAGCTCGGAGCCGCTCCCGATTACTACGGGGTGATGCAAGTGGCGAAGGAGTACGGCCAGTCGCCGATGGACGTGGCCGCCTGGCCGCAGGAGTGGATCGCGGCCGCCGTGACCGTCATGGACGCCGAGCACGGCGCCGAGCACGAGCGACAGGTCCGCGAGCAGCGGCAGGCCCGCATGCGCGGCGCCGGCGGGCGGCGCTAGGCCATGCCGTCCGCGTCGACCGTCGCCGAGCTTCAGGTCGTCGTCGGCGCTGACACCAGCGACGCCGAGAAGTCGCTGGAGTCGTTCGGCAAGAAGGTCAACAGCGCCGGCGCGGCGCTCGGTGCGGCGTTTGTCGGTGCCGGGCTGGCCGTCGCGGCTGGCGCGGCCGTCGCCGTCAAGGCGGCCGGCGACCTGGAGCAGTCGGTCGCCAACATCAAGACCATCAAGCCAGAGATCGACACGTCCGCCGTCGCGGCGTCGCTCACCGAGATGTCGACGCACGTCGCGCAGAGCAGCAGCCAACTCGCCGACTCGCTCTACAACGTCTTCAGCTCGGTCGAGGTCTCGCAGGAACAGGCAGTCGGGCTGGTCCAGAAGTTCGCGCAGGGCGCGGTAGCTGCGCAGACCGACGCCGAGACGTTCGGCACCGCTGTGATGGGCGTCATGAACGCCTACGGCATGGCCGCCGAGGACGCCAGCCATATCTCGGACGTCTTCTTCAACACGATCAAGCTTGGCGTGGTCACCGGGCCGGAGCTTGCCGCGTCGCTGGGGCCGGTCACGCAGTCGGCGAAGATGGCCGGCGTCTCGCTCGATGAGCTCGGCGCGATGATCGCCGCCGTGACCAAAGAGGGCGGGCCAGCCGCCCAGAATATCAACAACCTCAACAATTTCCTTCAGAAGATCACGACGACCGAGGCGCAGAAGGCGCTCAAGGCGCTCGGGGTCCAGACGAAGACCTCAACCGGGGCGTTTCGTCCGACCGCCGAGATCCTGGCGGACCTCAAGACGAAGCTCGGCGGCATGACCCAGGCCGCTCGCGCGAATGCCTTGCAAGCGATCTTCCCGGACGCGCAGGCGCGGACTGGCGCCGCGACGCTGATCTCGCAGCTCGATCTCGTCACGTCCGCGACCAAAGAGAACGCCGAGGCGTCTGGCGTCGCCGACGAGGCGTATAAGACGATGGCCGGCACGCTCAAGAGCCAGAGCACGCTCTTTGTCAACTCGCTCATGGCCGTCGCCACCACGATCGGCATGGGCTTGCTGCCGCCGATCACGGATCTGCTCACCGTCGCAAACGAGATGGTCGCCGCCTGGATGCCGACCGTCAAGCTCTGGGCCGACCAGATCCCGGCCGCGATCAACGACACGATCGCGGCAGTCAAGGCGTTCATGTCACAGCTCGCCCTCGCGGGGGCAGCGCTCGCGGGGATCGAGACCGCCGACTACGAGAACCCGTGGAACGCGCTCAAGGACGCCATCTCCTACGTCACCGGCGAGATTACCGCGTATCTCCAGCCGGCGCTCACGTGGCTCACGCAGACTGGCTGGCCGACGCTCAAAGCGGTCATGGCCGACTTGGCGGCATGGTGGGCCACGGTCTATATCCCGACGCTCGGGCTGATCGTGTCGTGGCTCGTCGACAAGGTTGGCGTCGCGCTGACCTGGCTCACGACGACCGGCTGGCCGCTCCTGCAAGCCGCGATGGTCGTCGTCGGCGCCTGGGTCACCACGACGCTGGTGCCGACGCTGACGGCAGCGTGGTCGTGGCTCACGGACAAGCTCGGCGCTGCGCTGACCTGGCTCACTGAGACTGGCTGGCCGAAGCTTGGCGAGGCCGCGAACAAGGTCCAGAACTGGATCAAGGAGACGTTGATCCCGACGCTGACCGACTGGTACTCGTGGCTCGACCAGAAGCTCCAGCCGATCTATACGTGGTTCACCGAGCAGGGCTGGCCGCTGCTCCAGGCGGCCGGCGCTACCGTCTGGACGTGGCTCACTGGCACGCTGTTCCCGGCGCTCTCCGAGTGGTACGACTGGCTCCAGGCGCGGCTCTCGCCGATCTTCCAGTGGTTCGTGACCGACGGCTGGCCGAAGCTCCAGGCGGCCGGCGCGGTCGTCGTCGCGTGGGTCGTCGGGCCGCTCGCGGCGGCGCTCAAAGACTGGTACGAGTGGCTCCAGGATCGGCTCTCGCCGATCTTCCAGTGGTTCACGACCGAGGGCTGGCCGGCGTTCCAGACGGCCGGCGGCTACGTCTGGAACTGGCTCGTCACGAACCTGATACCGGCGCTCCAGGACTGGTACTCCTGGATGGGTGAGAAGGCGAAGGGCGCCGCCGAGTGGTGGATCGCCCAGGGCTTCCCGAAGCTCTCCGTCGGCTTCAAGGATCTCAACCCGCAGGTCGCGCAGGGGGCGAAGGACTGGACCGCCTTCGCGGACGCGCTCTCGCGGACCGACGCCGGCGAGAACTGGGTCGCCATTCTGGCGAACCTGAGCGCGTTCGGCAAGTACCTGATTGACAACATCAAGCTCGGCGACTGGTTCAACGACATCACGAACGGCGCGGCGGCAGCTTCGGGCTGGGCCGACTACATCGCCGAAGCGGTCGCCTGGATAACGCGAACGATCAAGAAATGGTCGGACGCGCTCCCGGGCCAGCGCAATCTGCCGGACGTCGAGGAGCCGCCCAAGCCGCCGTCTGGCAATTCGGGCGGCGGCGGGGGTGGTGGGAGCGGCGCGGTCCCGGCCCCGCCGGACTTCACGGCCCCGCCGGACCTGAGCCCGTCCCCGAGCCCGTCGCCGTCGCCGGGTCCGAGCCCGTCGCCCGCCCCGAGCCCGAGCCCTGGCCCTGGCGGCTCGGTCCCGCCCGGCTTCCCGAACACAGACATCGCTCAGTACATCACCGCCGCCGCGCAGGCCCGGGGCATCGACCCCGCGACGGCGTTGACGGTCGCGAAGTTCGAGGGCGGCCTGACCGAGTACGCGAAGCTCGGCGACTTCTCGGGTCCGCCGTGGTACTCCGGCAAGTCGTGGTGGCCGTTCCAGCTCCACTACGGCGGCGCCGGCACGCCATACGCCGCGTGGGGCTCGACAGCCGGGCAGGGCAACGACTTCACGAAGGCGACCGGCTGGCAGCCGGGCGATACGGGCGCCTGGAAGGCGTCGACCGACTGGGCCCTCAACATCGCGCGCGGCGACGGCTGGAAGCAGTGGTACGGCGCCGCGGCGGCCGGCATCGGCCGCTGGCAGGGCATCCCGGGGCACGCCGGCGGCGGCTGGGCCGGGCTGCACGGACCTGAGCTGGCCTGGCTCGGCGAGCGCGGCCCCGAGTACGTCGTCCCGAACAGCGCGCTCCGTGGCAGCAGCGGCGGCGCGATGGAGACCCTCACGATCAACGTCGCGATCGGCGGCCGGGTCGCCGAGGAGATCGTCGTCGAGGGCTACGGCCTGGCCGCCAGACGCGGACGCTCGCCGTCACGGGGACCGAGACGGTTGTCGACAGGAGGAGCTGCTCGGTCCCGAGCGTGCGGAAGGTGACCGTCTGCTGGCCTAGTCCGGTCGCCTGCTCGATCTGGTCAAG